GCGGCTACACGATCAACCACTTCTTGACCGACACGAACGGCTGGTATTTGACCACCGACGTTCCTAACGGCATGAAGCACTTTGTTCGTACTCCTCTGTCCACTGGTATGGACGGCGACTTTGATACGGGTAATGTCCGTTACAAGGCTCGTGAGCGTTACAGCTTTGGCTGGTCTGATCCTCTGGGCATGTACGCCTCCGCAGGCGCATCCTAAACCTTAGGGTTTGGTAAAGAGGGCTCCTTCGGGGGCCTTTTTTATTTGTACACTTGTTTAAAACTGTGATATATTGCAGCTAATCCGGGCTTTCCGGTGCATCAAACTGTCCCGGCAGACGTACATACCGATTGATGCGCCTAACTTGTATGTAAGGAATTATCATGGGATTCGCAACTCACCTTGGCCCTTGGCTGCTTGGCACGGTTAAAAACACCACCGGCACTACCGCTGGAACCATTCGCAACATGGGCGCAACGATTGTTTCTCAGTCGTACACCGCAGCTACAGCCACTATTTTGGCATCCCCAACCGCAGTACAGATGTTTACTCTGCCTGCTGGCGCACAAATTATGCGTTTTGATATTTATGTCATTACTGCTTTAACTGGCGCAACAAACTGCGGCGTTACTATTGGTACAAGTGGCACATCCAACTTCTATATGACTTCGGTCAATAGCGGAACCAGCGCTGTCCAGACTTCACCCGCCACCATTGCAGCAGCTACCCAAGCAGCCAAAACCAACAACGTCGGTACTACAGACGCAATCATTTTTGGCACGTTTACAGCGGCTACGGCGGATGCAACTGCGGGTTCAATCGTTGTGTCGGTCACATATACTGTCCGCGACTCTGACGGTTCTGCTAACCCAGCTTCTGCTTAATTAATCTCAGGGGCTTCGGCCCCTGCTTTATAGGAGATTGATTATGATGCAGACAGACGTTAAAAGCGCACATGCAAGTGCTGCTGGAACTTTGTTTAATGGACCAACACGCTTGAAGGGGTTGATTATTTGCCCAGCGGCAAGTACTGCGGCTACCGTACAGTTTAAAGATGGTGGTTCATCTGGTGCTGTTTTGCTAGAAATTGACATTGCTAGTAACACAAACCCTAACACCTATACCTTTGATGTTCCCGGTGAAGGCATTAGGTTTAGCAGCACACTGTACCTAGCACTAAGCGCATCAGTCACAGGCGTTACGGTGTTTTATGGCTAAGAAAGCTCCATCCCTTGCAGTAGGTCGCGGCGAGAAGCTGCCGGTCTCTAAAGGGGCTGGGCTGACTGCCAAAGGTAGGGCCAAGTACAACGCAGCTACAGGGTCTAATCTGAAAGCTCCGCAGCCAGAAGGCGGTCCTCGCAAGAAATCATTCTGTGCCCGTATGTCTGGTATGCCAGGACCAATGAAAGATGAAAAAGGTAAGCCCACCCGAAAGGCGGCTTCTCTTGCAAGGTGGAAGTGCTGATATGGAACTCCCAATCTGGAATGTTTTTTTGTCTTTTTTATCAGCAGGCGCTTTGCTGTGGGTAAAAATTTCGCACGATGAAGTAAAGCGTTTAGGCATTCTTATTAGCAAAACCCGCGAGGAACATGCGGAAAAATTTGTTACTAAAAATGATATGCACGCAGACATTAACAGAGTATTAGCCCGTCTTGATAGGTTAGATGAAAAGCTTGATGTTTATATGAGGGAGCAAAGAAGTGCCCTCAGTTAGCAAGAAACAACACAATTTCATGGAAGCGATAGCTCACTCGCCATCGTTTGCTAAGAAAGTAGGAGTCCCTCAAAAAGTAGGGAAAGATTTTGCAAACGCGGATAAAGGCCGCAAATTTTCTAAAGGTGGTGATACTATGGCTACAAAGATGAGTAAGTTTGAAAAGTCTGGTAAAGACGTAGAAAAGCGTGGCATGAAAGAAGGATCGGCTAAAGACATGGCTATGGACCGCATGCAAATGATGAAAAAAGGCGGCGGTGTTAAGAAAATGGCTGGCGGTGGATTGTCTTCTGGTCATAAGAGTGCTGATGGTGTTGTATCAAAAGGCAAAACTAAAGGCAAAATGATTAAAATGAGCATGGGCGGAAAAGCCTGTTAAGGAGTAAATCATGGCTATATCTCGTCCAGTTTATGAAGATGAAGATTCAATAGACGAACAAATCCGTAATGCTGCTGCTGAACGATTGGCAAACAAACAAGCACCAGAAATTCAAGCAGATGAAGAGGCTCCTGTTTCCGGAAAAACTGCTGTTCAAGCTCCAGTTGGCCCTAAACCCTCTTCATTTAAAGAAGCATTTGCTGCTGCACGTGGTAATGGTGATAAAACTTTTAGTTACAACGGCAAGTTGTACGCCACTGAATTGGCAAGTTCAACGCCTAAAAAAACATCCCCTGCGCCTATGCAGCAAGAAAAGGCGGCTCCAATATTTAGCAATGAAGGCCGAAATAAACCAAGTCCTTCTAAGCCTTCAATGGGTAGTGATAATGCTTCTGCTATGTCTGTTAATGAGCGTATAAAAAAATCATTAGCAAGCGCACGAGAAGGATCTGGACCTACTGATTCTCGTTCAGTAAACCAACGCATTAAAGAAGCTTTGGGTATGAAAAAAGGCGGAGCAGTTAAAAAAATGGCTTCTGGTGGATCAGTAAGTTCTGCTTCACGCCGTGCTGATGGTATTGCTACCAAAGGTAAAACTCGCGGAAGAATTTGCTAAGGATTTATCATGGCTAAAGATTACGAATACACAGACTCAACTCCAGTAGATGAGCCTGTCGCTAAAAAGCCTAAGCCGGCCCCTAAGCCTAAGCCTAAACCTACAATCTACCCGGATTCAGTTCCTGTAGATGAGCCGGTTAAACGTATGGCTAAAGGTGGATCTATTTCTTCTCGCGCTGATGGTATAGCTCAGCGTGGTAAGACTAACTGCAAGATTTGCTAGGAGATTAGCATGATGGCAAGCCGAGGAATGGGTGATATTTCCCCATCCAAAATGCCTAAAGGTGTGCGCAAGGCCCGCCGGGACAACACTGACTTTACTGAGTACGCTAAAGGTGGTGAAGTCTGGGACAAAGCACGGCCAAAAAATTTAGGCCCATCTAAGCCATTAAGCGCAAGCAAAAAGGCCAAAGCTAAAGCTTCCGCCAAAGCTGCTGGTCGCCCATATCCAAACTTAATTGACAATATGAAGGCTTCGTAATGTCTACTACCGGTTCCACAGCCTTTAATCTAGAGTTTACGGAACTTGCTGAAGAGGCTTGGGAGCGGGCTGGGCGCGAGATGCGTTCTGGTTATGATTTGCGTACAGCGCGAAGGTCATTGAACCTGATGACCATTGAGTGGCAAAACCGTGGTATCAACATGTGGACCATTGAGACAGGCACGATTACGTTGACTCAGGGTCTGAACACATATGCTTTGCCTACTGACACGATTGACCTACTTGACCATGTCATTCGGACCCAGCCAAACGTAGCATCTACCCAGTCTGACTTGAGTATTACCAGGATTAGTGTATCAACGTATGCAACTATCCCTAATAAACTGACTCAAGGACGCCCAATTCAAGTATGGATTCAGCGCTTGTCAGGCGAAGTTGGACCCACTACCGCCACTTTAAGCGGAGCTATTACAGCTACGACTGATTCCATTACTTTAAGCACCGTTGTTGGCCTGGCAGGATCTGGCTATATCCGCCTGGACAATGAAGACATCTACTACACCTACATATCAGGGAATACCCTAGGTGGTGTGTTTCGCGGCCAGAACAACACTACTGCGGCTTCTCATACAACATTAACTGCTGTTAATGTTCCGCAGTTGCCGGCTGTTACAGTGTGGCCTACTCCTGATGGCTCACAGACTTACCAGTTTGTTTACTACCGACTACGCCGTGTTCAAGATGCCGGCAAGGGCGTTGAAACAGCCGACATGAATTTTAGGTTTTTGCCTTGCGTAGTAGCGGGCTTGGCGTACTACATAGCCATGAAAGTTCCTGAACTTATGGGTCGACTTGACATGCTAAAGGCAGTCTACGAAGAGCAATTTAAGCTTGCTGCCGGTGAAGACCGTGAAAAAGCCACTCTACGCTTAGTGCCCCGTATGTCGTTTATTGGTGGGGGTGGCATGTAATGACTTCACCATACGCATCTGGCAAGTATTCAATTGCCCAATGTGATCGGTGTGGGCAGCGTTTTAAATTAAAGCAATTGAAAATTGAGGTTATTAAGACTAAACTCTATCAATTGAAAGTTTGTGAAGAATGTTGGGACCCTGATCAACCGCAGTTACAGTTGGGAATGTATCCGGTCAATGATCCCCAGGCCGTATACCAGCCCCGTCCAGATACAACTTATGTTGCGGCTGGATTGAATGGATTACAGCTTACAAATGGGGCTCAAGGAACGCCAACAGGCGGGTCTAGGGACATCCAGTGGGGCTGGTACCCTGTTGGTGGTGCAAGTGGGTTTGATGCAGTTTTAACGCCTAATTACTTGGTTGGGACTACAAGTGTTGGTACAGTGACGATTTCATAGGAGTTTATGATGGCTAAAGAAAGTATGAAAAGCGATGTGGCTCAAGATAAAGCCATGATCAAAAAGGCGTTCAAACAGCATGATGCTCAAGAACACAAAGGTGGTAAAGGCACTACTCTTAAGCTAAAAAAGGGTGGACCTACTAGCCTGGATCGTAAGAAGTACGGCAAAAACCTTTCCCGCGCTATGAACCAAAAGGGGTAAGTTATGGCATACACAATGAAAAAGGGCGGCAAAGAAGTCGGCCCAGCTAGTGTTTACGCAAAACCCCATACTATGGATGGCGGTCCTGTTGCGTTTACCAGCGTCACACCTCCTAACATGAGTGATCCTGCCAATATGGATATGGTGGTAAACGGCTATAGCAACAAGCGTCCTGCTCCGGCAAAGACTAGCGGAATTAAAGTACGCGGTACTGGTGCAGCTACTAAAGGCGTGATGGCTAGGGGTCCAATGGCATGAACTACTCTGAGCTTGTAGTTGCGATTTCCGATTACGCGGAGAACACCTTTCAAACGGTGGATGTAAACCTGTTTATTACGCAGGCAGAGCAGCGCATCTATAACTCAGTTCAGTTTCCATCTTTGCGTAAAAACGTGACGGGGACAATCACTGCCAGCAATAAGTACTTATCTTGCCCTAATGATTTCCTTGCTCCATATTCTTTGGCTGTTTTTCCCTATGGTGGTGGTGATTACATATATCTTTTAAACAAAGATGTGAACTTCATGCGGGAAGCGTATCCAAACCCAACAAGCACTGGAACGCCTAAGTACTATGCTTTGTTTGGGCCGACAGTAGCAAGTTCTGCCATCTCCAATGAATTAAGTTTTATTCTTGGCCCAACTCCAAGTACAACTTATTCCGCAGAGCTTCACTATTACTATTACCCAGAGTCAATCACCACGGCTTCTAGTGGTCAGACTTGGTTGGGCGATAACTTTGACAGTGTTCTTTTGTATGGTGCTTTGGTAGAAGCGTACACCTACATGAAGGGCGAGCAGGACATGATGGCTTTATATAATCAAAAGTACGTTCAAGCATTAGCGCTGGCTAAACGCCTGGGCGATGGATTGGAGCGTCAAGACGCTTACCGCAGCGGTCAGCTTAGGGTTGAGGTAAGTTAATGGCTATTGTCCAAACCCAGACCACAAGCTTTAAAAAAGAGCTTTACCAGGCTATCCACGACCTATCTACAGACACAATTAAGATTGCTCTGTACACAGGTAATGCAAGCCTGGATGCTTCTACTACTGTTTATAGCTCTACCAATGAAGTAGTTGCTTCTGGGTATACGGCTGGTGGACAGGTTATGACAGGGGTATCTATCAGCTCATCCGGCTATGTAGCCTATGCAAGCTGGAACAATGTGTCTTGGACATCATCTTTGACCGCCCGGTGTGCTTTGATTTACAACGCATCCAAAGGTAACAAGTCTGTAGCGATTTTGGACTTTGGTTCTGACAAAACATCTACTGGCACGTTTACAATCACCATGCCTGCAAACACCTCAACAACTGCGCTTATCAGGAGTTCAAATTGATAGTCACTACCACCAAAGGCGAGATGGACGATTCCTTGCTTGAAAAGCGGGAAGGCACAGTCGATAATGAGAATGAACTGACAACGTGGGTAGAGTACTGGCTTGACAGCGAGTTGGTTCACCGGTCAGTTCATGTTACGTTGAAAAAAGTGCCTACCTTTGCGGGTGGCGATACCGCATCTTTTTAAGGAAATATTATGGCAAACACACAAAGCATGGCTACTTCGTTCCTTGGTGAACTGATGTTGGCCCAGCACCAACTTGGCGCTTCTACTATCGTTTCTCGCGGGAGCTTGACTTCTCCTACCGTCGATACCTTGAAAGCTGCCTTGTTTCTTGCTTCGGCTACGATTAATGCTGCCACTACTGCGTACTCCACTACAGGTGAAGTTACTGGCACGGGCTACACGGCTGGCGGCGTAACCATTACAAATGCAACGGCCCCAACTTCTACCAACTCATCTGCAACGGCGGGTGTAGGTTATTGGACTCCATCAGCCTCGTTTGTATATACAACCGTTACGTTGTCTACGGCTTTTGATTGTGTTTTAGTGTACAACTCTACACAGAGCAACAAGGCAATCAGCGTACATACGTTTGGCTCACAGACTATTACGGCAGGAACGTTTACGCTTACGATGCCTTCAAACACTACGACGACTGCGCTGCTGCGTTTGGCAACAACCTAACAATTGGGGGCGGCTACAAGCCGTGTAGACCATGTTTGGTATAGCCCCATTTGCCGGAGCGCCTTTTGGCGCTACTGGCGATACCACGGTAGAACCTGCCTCTGGAACATGGGGGTATAACACTTGGGGTTATGCTCCTTGGGGTGGGCCGACTGATGTTACTGTTGCGCTAACAGGGGTAGAGGCATCAGGTTTAGTTGGAACTTTAACCCCGTCTGAAACGCTTGGCATAAGTGGAGATGAAGCCGCAGGTAGCGTAGGGACTACAGGTGTAAATCTTTTCATAGCTTTAACCGGCGTTTCTGCGGCTGGAGCGGTAGGGACTCTTACTGATAGCCGGACAGTTGCACTTACAAGCACTACTGCAAGCGGGCTACTTGGCACATTTACCTTAAGCCATGTTAATTCCATAACCGGCGTTTCTGCTGCTGGTGCGGTGGGTACGGTTTCCGACAAAGGAATCAGTATTGGTATTACCGGTATTTCCGCTTCTGGAACTGTTGGAACCCTTATCCCCAGTAGTACGGAAGCAGATACAGGTGATGCTGCCACAGGTTTTGTAGGTACATTAAGCTCTAGCCGCACTGTAGCTGTAAGTGGTGTAGCTGCTGCGGGTGCGGTAGGGACGGTTTCCGATAAGGGAATCAGCATCGGTATCACAGGGGTTGCAGCAACCGGATCGGTGGGTAATGTAGTCCAGAGCGCACAGGTTGCATTAGTTGGCGTTCAGGCGGCAGGGTTAGTTGGGTATTTATCTGTACCACTCAGTCCGCTTACTGCAACCGGTAGCGTAGGTTCTGTACAGTTTGAGTTTGGTTTTGGCTTAACTAGCGCTGCAATAGCCGCTTCTGTTGGAAGCTTAGGCGTAGGCAATAGGACATTAGCCCTTACCGGAGTGTCTGCGGCGGGTTCTGTTGGGACTGTAATTCCTGTATATTGGCAGCTAATTGATGATAGCGAAACCGCAAACTGGATACTAATTGGCAACACACAAACACCCGGCTGGTCTACAATTGACGATAACCAGACAACCGACTGGGTGTTGATTAACA